TCCTGTGTTGACGTTCCAGTGGTATACCGAAAGTTCTTATACCCCGAAGCCGCGCTGTCAAAAGACCGCTGCCAACGCAAGGTGCCAACCCACGTTCCCGTGATGGAATACGTCCAGTTGCGATCATCGTAATTTGTATCAGTTATGCCCGTAACCTGGAATGGTTCAGTGTATTCATCCTCAGCACTAAGCGGAGTGACACACTTAAACCCCTCATGAAACAGCGTGAAGATTGACCCGACATGATCAGCATTGAACAAAGCAGCAGAAGCCGTCAGTGTTCCATTTCCTTCTGTCACGCTTGGCGTCAGTTTCACGTCACGAGTGCGGCCAGATGAAAACGGCCCATTGTTTGGCCGGTAGTTGACCACAGACCAAGACCGCGCCGAACGACGTTCAATTCGTTGCGGTTTGTATCCGGCGCAGGCAACAAACACCACATCGGCAGATTGTGCGAACCGCATCTTGAACAAGTCGGACTCAGCCCAAATTGTCGGCAGTGTCATGACACCGGCAGATTCTATCGTTACACTGTCAACACGCTTCAAGACCTGTTCTTCTGAATGGAATGACAGATAGGCAGGCGTTGCAGATGGCGTGAAGGCAAGTGAATGCGTCCCTGTTCTCAGAGACGTTTCGCTAATCAATTCATCCCCGCCCGATGTAGAGCCAAGCCGAAGTATAACCGGCCCGCGCTCGACTACTATTCTAAGCGCATGTTCCGTGTTCAATTCATTGATGGTGATTGACTGAGTGCAAGACGCCCTTGCGCCTTTGGATGCAGCCGTCAGATTGAGAAAGCCACCGGAAACCGTTGACGTTGCGCCCGTTGTTGCAGTCAGTGTCCAACCGGCACCAGACGAGAAATCCCCATTCGTAATTGCCGCAGTGACAGCAGGGCGGCTAATCGTAACGTCATTGACCTTTACCCGAAACAGGAGGTCAGTAAATTCCATCAGCGAGGCATCAGTTGCCCCAAACACAAATTCCTTGATGCGGCAGGCATCATTTGAATCCGTTGCCCCGATGTATTCCAATCCAGGACGCATGAAAGCCGGACCAGAGGTCAGCGGGAGAATGTTTGTCTGCGTTTCCGCAGCAAGGCGCATTCTTTCCAGATCAACGCGGGCAAGATGCTTCTTGTCCTGCACACCGACATTGAAGGCTTGCAGGTAGATATTTGTTTGCGGCATCAGTCGTCTTTCTGATTGCCAGCGCGAAGACGAGCGCGAACCAGACGGCCAGCAGGCTTTTGCTGCACCTTCTCATCGACAGCATCAAGCGTCTTGGCGTCTTTCAGCAAAGTACGAAACAGATTGTAAAGGTCATTTCGATTGCCACGATCAGCAGAAATAGGCAGACCGCACTGATAGGCAAGATACGCCGCCAGCGCCTTGGCAAACGATTGCCGCCACCGCCCGACATTCCAGCCATAGTTGTCATCATCCGAAATATAGCGGACATACATTGGCGACGAGGACGTGTACCAATAATCCGCCTCATCCTGATAATCGAACAAGCCTTCAGAGAACGTGCCATTGTCAGAGATATTGACCGTGCGAAGCCAGTCAGTCGGCTTGGAATAGGCATAGGTATAGCCAAACAGCGCATCGACATCCTCATCCGGCTGCATTTCAACCGTGCGGATGGCGAAGTTCCACAAGCCTTTTTCAAGCAGATAATCACCGGCTGACCGCCAAGCATCATCCAGCGCATCGCGTGACGGGCTTACTTCCGTCAGGCTCGACAAACTGGCAGCATTGCCAAGCAGCCTGAGCGCATCGCGATAGATGGTTAGACGATCAGCCATGATTGATCCTTAAGCCGCAATGCCATTGGCAAGACGGGAATGCTCAAAAGCCGCAGCGATTGCATCAGACTTGGACGCATGATCCTTGCTGACAATCTCACTCGGATTCTTGGTTGCAACGCGCCACAATTGCTTGGGAGCAAAGGAAACAACGTAGCCAGCCGGAACCTCATCATCTGTCGCAAGTTGTTCGGCAGGACGGGCAACAACCTCATCCCGCGACCAGACACGGATTGGACGGACATGAACCATGCCAATACCCTTGCCGGTGACGCGAACCTGCATATCAAGCCCGCCATCTTCTGACAGGATATCAATCAGGTCATTCTTCTGGAGGACGCCGACATGGTTTGCCCAAAACGAAGGACGCAACACATCCTCAATCGTGGTTTCAGGTGTAACCGTGACCTGGCGATAGGTGCGCGAATAGTCCGCAGCGCCACCGTGCGGCATGGCTGTAGGAGCCAATACAAGTTTGGACATGATTTGCCTCATGATTTTGGTTGAGCGGTTAGGGGCCAGCCGAAGCCAGCCCCCGCGACCGCAGCGAGGCACACCGCGACCGAAGCCGCGATATGCGATCAGGTGATAGCGGTAGGAGCCGCAACAGTCACAGTCGTGCCAGACACGGTAGTGACCTGATAGCGCTTGTATTTGGCCGTGCCGGTATCAATGGCATCGACCAGATCACCCTTGCGCATACCCTTGGCAACGCCGTCCGAGAAGTAACCAGCCGTAACGATGGCAGCGTCAGCTTCAGGAGTGGCGTTCTTGTAGAGGAACACGCGCGGGAGGTCGCCACCAACAGGGTTGAAGGCGAGGACAAGATTGTCAGCAGTATAAGCCATGGTTCAGTTCTCCTTACGTGGCTACGAATGCCGAGCCATCGTGAGTGATTTTCACAATGCCGGAATTCTGAAGGATTTTTGCACCGTGGTAGACAGACGCACGGGACCATGACAGGTCCTGCTTGTCGTCGTAGCCAGCGGCAATGCGCTCTTCGCCAACGTTCACCGCGTAGCCAATGGCGTTGCGATGATACATGTAGCAAATCTCGCTGGACGTACCGAGGCCGGTCACACGGCTGGACACGATCCAGTTGATGCCGCTCCAACGGAACATGCGGCGAGCAGGTCCGCCAAACGGCTTCATCTCGACGTAATCACCATTGGAAAACTCAGTTGTCTGCATCAGATACCCACGGAACGCAGGCGAGATGATTGCAAACATGTTGTCTTCCTCTTCAACAGCAACATCGCTGTTTCCGAGGATGGCCTGAGCGCCAAGGACGGTTGCAAGGGAGGCAGTACCGGTGCCAAAGTCCTGAGTGGCGTTTGCCAGTTCAGCAAGCAGAACCAGATCAATGTCACGGTTGATGACGTTGATGGACTGGTTGCGCATGACCTTGATTTGGTCGCCCTGTGAAGCAAACACGTTGAAGCCCGTCAGTTCATACGGCGCATGCTTTTCAAGCAAGGTCGCGGTGAGCTGGGAGTTTGTCGGATTGCCATAAGGGATTTGGCCGTTCGAGCCACGGGTGACAGCGGTATCGCTGGACGAACCCGAAACAAGGAACGTGGCCTGATTGCCAGACATGACAGATTCCTTCGTCGTGGTCAGTTTGAGCAGCGATTGCTTCTGCTCGAACGCCGGAACGAAATCTTTCTTGTACTGGATAACAGCAGCTTCGATAGCCATGGTGTTTATCCTTTTGGATTTCAGTTGAGGGTTTGGGAGCCGACGCCGTGCAGGGTGGCCGAAGGCATTGCGGGGCTTCTTGCGAAGGGTGGCCGCTTAGCAATTCGGGGCTTCACTTGATTGGCAGGAACCTATCTGCGGGGCCTTTCGGGGTGGCCGCTTTTAGGAATTAAAAAACCCGCACAAGGCGGGTGCACATACACTGACAAATGCCAGCGATTTCAAATCAACGCTTGCCGCGCTGAAGTTCCTTTTCAAGAATATCACGATATTCCTTGTCCAGACCTTCATTTTCATAACGGTCAAAGTCGGAATTGCGGATTTTCTCAATCTCTTCCTTGCGGGCAGTAAACTTGCGCTCACTGTCACCAGAGGCGAAAGCAACATCGCCAAACTTTTCACGGCCCATTTCGGCAGCAAACTTGATGAATTCCGGCACACTGCCAAGCAGCCGCCCGTCAGCAAGACGCATTTCAGACCAGTTCGAACCAACGCCAGGAACAGTTTCAAGCCATCGACCGGCCAAAGTGATTGCAGGCTTGTAGTCCGCATGCGACATTTCACGCCGCAGTTCATCTTCTGCCGCTTCCTTGGCAACCTTGTCGGCCTGAGACTGAGCCTCAGCAGCCTTTTCCTGCATATCAACATACCATTCCGATGCGATTTCAACCACATCAGGACGGGCGTTCTTACCATGAGCGTATTCAGTAAACGCCGACAGGATTGGCTTATCCTCATCAACCAGACGCTTTTGAACGGCTTCCGGCAGTTTGTAGCCAGTCGGATCAGCAGGAATGCCCTCTTGAGCCTTCCATTCCGCCATTGCCTTTTCATCTTTTGGATTCGGCATTGGCTTTCTGATAGCACCGGAACGGATCAACGCTTCCTTTTCGGCCAATGCACGGCCAAGAGACGCAACAGACGTATACCGGCCAAGCAGTTTCAGCAGTGCATCATCGCCGCCAGCCGCGCTTTCACGCCAGTTGTCAGGAAGACCACCCTTTTCAGCATCCTTGTTCTTAGCATCTTCAGCGGCCTTGTCGCCGTCAACAGGCTTTTCACCGTCGATAGGCTTTACATCTTCTGTAACAGCCGCCTTGGCCGTTTCTGCTACCTTTTCAGGTGTATTCTCAGTCGTGCCAACGTCAACAGGAATGTCAACGGGCTTCTCGGCTTCAACAGCCGCGCTTGCCTCAGTCATTGGGATTTGCCTCGTGCCTCGTTTTGCGTTTGCTTTCGACCTTTTCAACCGCCAGAAGCGCTTCAGGTCTAAGCATTTTCACGATTTGAGCGCCACAAAAGCGACGCCCTTCATGAAAATCAGTTGCCCGTGCACCGCCCATTCCATCAGGACGATAACTCAGGTCATAGTAATTGCAGACGGAATTGATAATCCAATCCATCGCCGTCTTTTGCTGCCCTTCATTGGCCGCACCATTCACAACAGCACGGACTGCCATCAGGACATTCTTGTCGTATGGCGCAGGCGTATGAGCATCCATTACATCATGCCCGCAGCTTGTAGCTGTTGAGACGCACCGGCAACCTCAGTGGCAACACCAGCCCCTTCACGAAGTGCCGCAGCGGTAGCAGCCAGCTTGTCAACCTGAGCAAGCTGTTCCTCTTCTGCCAACTGTGATTCCTCATCGTTGAACCAATCAGCCTTGGCACCAGTTCCCTTGACCGCATCCTTGGTCATCTTCTTGAAGTCCATCGTGGTAACGATAGCCTTGTCAAACTGAGCAGCGGCAGCAATGATCTGGACGGTTTCCTGATAGGCTTGGACATCCTTGCGACCTTCAGCCGTATTCAATGGGCTTTGGAAGTTGAATGTCACATCAGCCTCAGACAGCGCCTTCGGCATGTTCTCGATATCAAACGCATCGTTGCGGATTGCCATCTGGAATGCGGTATCCAGCATCGGCAGATGATACTCACTTTCAATCGGCCCAAAGAACGGCAGAGCAGCACGACGGAACTCATCAAGCCGCGCCTGTGTTTCAAATGCCGTCATTTCACGGGCAGACGGCAGCATCAGCTTGTTCAGCAGGAACGCCTCAGCAATCCGACAAACTCCCAGCTCACCGCGACCTTGCTTGAAAAGCATGCGCCGTATGAACTGACGGGTTTCAATGTGTTTGCTTCACAGGGCGACCAAATCAAGGTCATGCGCAACCAGTCCATCAACGTCATCAACCGTGACATTGATCTGGTTCTGCTTGCTGAACTGGCTAACGCCACTCAGGACTTTGGTTCCGGTACAGCCTCACTTTCAACCGTGCTTGGCGCTCAGGCCATCCTCGGAAACAGCGACGTTGCTGTTGAAGAGGAAGACAACATGTTTGCAATCATCTCGCCTGCGTTCAAAGGCTACTTGATGCAGACGACTGAGTTTTCCAATGGTGAATATGTCGATATGAAGCCGTTTGGCGGACCTGCTCGTCGTATGTTCCGTTGGGCAGGCATCAACTGGATCATGTCAAGCCGTGTCGTATCGTCAAACCGCGATCCATAACGGACACCCGTTCTGACAAAATCCGTCATGATCAAACCAACATTATCAACCTTTTGCATCTGAAGCATCGGAGTGCCACCGGCAGCAGCATAAGCCAGACGCGCAGAGCGATACCGTGCACGATACGACAGACCGGCAACCCAATTGCTTACAGCAGACGGCAGCGTAATATTGCCGGAACCGTCCACTACAAATTCACGAGGTTCAGTCAGTGTTCCGCGAGACGTGGTAATCTGTTCAGTAATCGGAGCGCCATCGGCCCAAACAACGATTGTTTCACCAATCAGATGCGAACCGACATTGACTGTAACCGATGCAGGCGCATTCACGCCCGATGCGAACGAATCCATCACCTTGCATAGAGTGCCCGGCTTGACTTCCGTATCAAGCGCCATCTTTTCAATGTACCGGACAGTTGACCCGCCAATGGTACGCGCAATGGAGAAATAAACGCGGTCCTGAGTGTCGGCAGGAAGAACCGCCACACTCTCAAAATCACCATCAGTCTCAATCGGAATAAATGCCAGCACCTGTTCAAGCGGCTCATAGACGCAGCAGATGCACGAACCATCATTCAGTACGATCCAGACCCGCGTATCAGGCCGACGTTGCACAGCCATTGTCTTGATGCCGCCATCAAACAACTCTGTTGCCAGTTTGGAAAGCTGAGTGGCGTTGTAATCCCCATTTGCCCCATCAAATGACAGTTCAAACAGCGCCGTCCCTGAGCGATCCACAAACAGCGCACGACCATCAACCTTGACCGGATCAACCGAACTTGCGCCCGTCGAGGACGAATCCTTGATCGATAGATTGGAAGGCGTCAAAGGCTCATCAAGTGACGAAGATTTACACGTCGAAACAGCGCCTTCTGTCCCCACAAGCAGCCGCTGAAGAGCGATCATCCACTGAGTGTCGTTAACCCCGCCCGTTGCAATTGAACGCGAGATAGGGGCCCTATCGCCTTCTATGGAAGCGT